AGAAAGAGAATATGTTGTATGTGTAGGAGATACATCAATAGGAGTTGACGAATTAAATGATCCGATTGGGAAGGAAGAAATATTAATTACACCTGTCATAGCTGGAGCTGGAGGAAATGTAGGAAAAATCATTATAGGAGCTGTAATGATTGGGGCTGCTTTTTACACAGGAGGGGCCAGTCTTGCTGCTGGTGGCCTTACTTTTAGTACGGCTTCAGGTATAGGTGCTTTTGCTTGGCAATCAATAACTTATATAGGTGCTTCTTTACTTTTTAGTGGAATAGCAGGGTTATTAAGCCCTACTCCTAAAACACCTGAAAGAACTGAAGACCCTAGAGAATCGTTTAACTTTAGTGGGATCACCAATACAAATGCTGCTGGTGTTCCTGTCCCTATTGTTTTAGGACGTACAATAACGGGGAGCGTTGTTGTCAGCGCAGGTATTGATACCGTTCAGGTAGACACATGACTACAACAATCATTGGTGCTGGTGGTGGTGGAAAAGGCGATAAAGGCAGCAATAGAACCCCACGTACAGCTAGAGATAGTTTAGATAGTAGAGAATTTGCAAATGTTACAGAAGTCATAGCAGAAGGGCCAATAGAGGGTCTTGCTAATGGATTGCAATCTGTCTTCTTAAACGATACTGCTCTTCAAAATGCAGATGGAACGTATAACTTTCAGGATGTTGATTTATACGAAAGAACTGGAACGGCAACTCAAGAGTTAATACCCTTAGATTCTTCTGAATCTACGTTGTCATCAACGGCTGTTAATGTTCCAGTTCCTCAAGAATTTCCTGTAACAAGAACAATAACTGATACAAGTGTTGATGCTGTTAGAGTTACAATTTCTATTCCTAGTTTACAAAAAATAGATAATAAAAATGGAGATACATTAGGTACAAGTGTTCAATTAAAAATAGCGGTTAAATATACAAACATATCTACAGGAAGTGAGACAGCTTATGAAGAGGTGGTTAATGACACGATTAGAGGAAGAACAGCCGATGCTTATAACAGACAATATGAAATAAGGTTCAATAAAGATGATAATCCTAATTCAACTTATACTGTCAAAGTTACAAGAGTTACTGAAGATAGTAATGACCAATTACTGACAAATGCTTTCAACTGGAGTTCATATACAACTGTTAAATTTAACCCACAAACTTACGCTAATACAGCTCTAATTGGTGTCAGATTAGATGCACAGCAATTCAGTTCAATTCCTTCAAGAAAATATGATGTAAAAGGTTTGAAAGTACAGATACCAACAGGAGTTACAGTTGACAGTGATACAGGAAGAATAATTTATCCTACTAATTTTGTATGGGATGGAACGTTCCAGGCAGCTACTTGGACAGCCTGTCCTGCTTGGCTGTTATATGCGTTAATGTTGAATACTAGATTTGGACTTGGAGATCATTTTGATAGCTCACAATTAGATAAATGGGCATTTTTCCGTGCCAGTAAATATGCTAATGAAGAGATTTCTTATACTTTGGATGGTGCGACAACGAATGAGGCAAGATTTAGTTGTAACGCAACAATTAATTCAACAGATGAAGCTTATAACGTAGTTAATCAACTTCTATCTGTAATGAGAAGTCAAGGCTTCTGGGAGGACGGAAGTTTAACTATTGCTCAAGATGGTCCTTCTGATCCTGTTTATAATTTTAATCAAAGCAATGTAACGGAAGAAGGATTCTCTTATACAAATGCAAGCAATAAGAATAAGCCAACAGTTGTTGTGGTTGCTTATTTAGATTTAGTGTTAAAAGATAGGGCTTATGAAGTTGTAAAAGATACGGCTGCAATTGCTAAGAGAGGAGTTGTGAAAAAGAGTGTTACTGCTTTTGCCTGTACCAGCAGAGCGCAAGCTAATAGATTAGGGAAGTGGCTTTTGTATGAAGAAAACAATAGTGAAGTGATTGCTTTTACTTCTAATTTAATTACAGCTCAACTATTAAAACCTGGACAAATCATTTCTGTTGCTGATCCTGTAAAAGCAGGTTCAAGGAGAGCAGGACGGATTAGTTCGGCTACAATTAATTCAATTAATATTGATGATGGTGGAGAAGTAAGTAATATTGATCTCGCTAATTCTCCATCATTAAGTGTTGTTTTACCAGATGGAACGTTTGATTCTGGTCATACGATTACAAGTATTGGTAGTTATTGCAACGGTAATTATTGGGATATAAATTATACAACTGGGGGAGGAACAATAACAATTGGAGATAATTTTCAAGCAATTCCAGATGCAAATAGTATATGGGTTGCCGAAAGTTCGGATTTATTAACGTCTTTATGGAGAGTTATAGGAATTAAAGAGGAAAGTGATTTTTTATATACAGTTGAGGCTATTTCACATAATGAAAGTAAGTATGCACATATTGAAAATAATATTGCTTTAACAGCGAGAGATACAACAAACTTAAATGTTATCCCTGCCGCACCTACAAACGTTCAAATTTTAGATGTTCCACGGTATGACGGAACAACAACGAAAGAACTTCAATATGAATTAAACGGCAAAATTGCTGTAAAGATCACATTCCATTGGGCGGGTGTTTCAGGTTCAGATCGTTATCGAGTGAAGTGGAGGCATGAGGATGATAACTTTACGACTGAAATAGTAAATAATACAACGATTGATTTAATGGATGTAAAAGTTGGAACGTATGCGATACAAGTTTCAAGTATTAGTTCTAGTGGAATATTATTTAGTACACCTGCTGTTGGTGAATATGATGTTAAAGGATTACAAGGTAACCCAGACGATATTACTGGGCTGTCAATGGTTCCAATATCTGAGACCTTAGCGGTTTTATCTTGGAAAGAAGTCGCACAATTAGATGTTAAATTAGGTGGTCGAATTGTTATCAGGCATGACCCTAGAATTTCAGGGGCTAGTTGGCTAACAAGTAATAAAATTGTTGATGGTGTTTCAGGTGCTTCAACTCAGAAACAAGTTCCTCTTTTAGCTGGAACGTATTTTGTTAAGGCACAAGATTACTTAGGAAATAATTCAACAAATCCTGCATCTTTTACAACAACATTACCTGAAACGACAAGACGATTAAATGTAAAAACGTGGAGCGAAGAAACTGCTTTTAGTGGAACGAAAGTTAATAGTGGTTTAGCTAAATCAGGTAATAATTTAGTTTTAACTCCCAACCCTTATGTTTCCTCTGGATACCATGATCCTTTCTATGTTGATGGAGATGAAGAAGGAGAATATACGTTTGCAACAACCTTTGATTTTGGACATTCCAGTGTTCAATATGATGCTGTTTTAAGAAAAGAAGTTATCAGTAATTCGATAGCTGCAACAGGAACAGCGTGGGATTCAAGAACTGGTTTATTTGATGACGCTTCAGGGAAAATGGATGGAACGGTTATTGATGAAGCAAATGTCGATTTATATGTAAGAACTACTTCTGATAATCCAAGTTCTTCTCCTACATGGGGTGATTGGGCAGAGTTTGAAGCTGCAATTATTAGAGCAAGAGGTCTTCAGATTAAAGCTGTAATCACTTCAAATAACACAGATGCAAAAGTAACAATTAGTGATTTAGGTGCAACCCTAGATTTGTTACAAAGAACAGATAGTGCTTCTGTTGCTGCTAACACTTCTGCTTCAACAGGGGTTTATAACGTGACTTTTGAAAAGGCTTTTTATGATACGCCACAAGTCCAAGTAACACCGAACACTTCAACTTCAACAAGGAATGTAAGTGTATCTAGTTTAAGTCGTACAGGTTTTACGGCGACAATTAAGGATGGAACGAGTAATGTAGATACAGCATTTATGTACACTGTGACAGGATTCGGGAGGGCCATCTAATGCCACAAGCAAACCCAACAGGAGGATCAAATTCTGAGCGTTTAGAAAATGTCACTTTTCCTCAAGCAAGGATTGATATTAATGACAACCTTGAAGCTCTTCAAACACTAAATAGTGGAAATAGCGAGCCATCAACTAAAGCTGCTTTTATGCAGTGGCTTGATACTTCTTCTGATCCTGCTGTTTTAAAAATAAGAAATGCTGGAAATACTTCTTGGATTGAAGTTGGATCGTTAAGTGCAACAGAATATGCGTCTAAAGGATTAACAGCAATTGCTAATGGTGGAACAGGTCAAACAACAGCAGCGGCGGCAATAGCAGCTTTATTACCAAGCCAAGGAGGTAATTCAGGCAAGAGTCTTACTACAGATGGAAGTGCTTTGTCATGGGCTTTAAGTTCAGTCTTTAATTCTTATACTTTTGATTACACAGGTAGTACTCAAACTTGGACAAAACCAACGACAGGTAATTTGGCGTTGATCTTTATTTGGGGTGGAGGTGGCTCAGGTGCTACGAATAATTCAGGTGACTGTGATTCAGGAGGAGGTGGAGGAGGTTGCTGCTTTGGTATTTTTCCTCTCTCACAGTTAGGTTCAACTGTCTCTATTACTATTGGTGCTGGTGGGTATCAAAGTAGCAATGACCAAGGTGGAAACGCAGGAGGAAACAGCACATTTGGTTCGACTGGTGACAGTTATTATCTAAAGGCAAACGGAGGAGAAGGAGGACAAGAAAGTGGAAGAGGAGGTTATGGTGGACAGATTTATTCGATGGGATATGCCAATCCTAACGGTGATGTCGATCAACTTATTGGAGGTTTTGCAGGAGGTAGTGGAGGAGCAGATGCTGGTGATGGCAAACCAGGATATTCTTCTGTCTTTGGAGGAGCAGGAGGTGCAAATGGTAAAGAATCTACTTCAGCAAGGAGCGTGATGGGAGGAAGAGGTGGGAGAGGAGGAGGAGGATCAAGTACTAATGGAACAGGTGGAGATGGAACAACTTCAACTGGGGCTGTCCCTGGTGGTGGAGGTGGTGGTAGAGCTAATAATGGAAGTCCTTTTGGCTGCGGTGGAAACGGACAATGCAAAATCTATGTGATTTGATTTACACTGTTAAGAAAGCGTTAGTCCTATGGCAATAGCACCTGGAACGTATGACATGACGATCCAACGAAGATCGGATCATAGTGTGTCTGTTACTTTGAAAGATTCAAATAATGCTGCTGTAAATATTACAGGCTATACACTGGCATCTCAAGTTTGGAATACTGAAAGGACAACTAAAGCAGCAGATGTAACTTGTACTGTTACAAGTGCTTCAGGAGGTGCTTTTGATTGGAAATTAACAGATACTCAAACAGCATTACTTACTCTTGATGAATACAAGTACGATGTATTGCTAACAAATCCATCAGGGCTGAAAGAATACTGGATAGAAGGTACTATTTATATGGATGAAGGATATACAGCATGACCTCAGTCAACATCACAACGAATAAAAACACAGTAACTATTGATGAAGACAATAGTTCAGTTATTACCGTGGCTACTCAGGGACCACAGGGAGCCAATGCAGCATTGATTAATGTGGATAATGCTATTAATAAATCTATAGTTTATTATGACAGTACATCGTCAAGTCTTAAGGCTGACGCAACTTGGACTACTAACACACTTACAGACGGAGGCAACTTCTAGTGGCTAACACGATCAGAATAAAAAGAAGCACTGGAAGTTCGGCTCCTGGTTCTCTTGCTAACGCAGAATTAGCTTATGCAGAAGGCACTAATATTCTCTACTACGGAACAGGCACTGGGGGTGCGGGAGGTTCTGCAACATCTATTGAAGCAATTGGTGGTGATGGGTATTACTCAACACTGACTACTGCTCAAACGATTTCAGGAAATAAGACATATACAGGAACCTTAGATTTTAGTGGTGCAACTGTTCAAAGTTTTACTTGCGCTCAAAACCTTGTCGTTAGTGGAAATTTAACGGTTTCTGGAACTACAACCACCGTTTCATCTACTACCGTTACTGTTGCTGATAAAAATTTAGAACTTGCAAAAGGTGCTGCTGATGATGCTGCTGCTGATGGTGGTGGTATTACTTTAGATTCAGGAGATGGTGATAAAACATGGAACTGGGTCAATTCAACAGATGCTTGGACATCTTCTGAGCATATTGATCTTGCATCAAGCAAGGCTTTCTATATCAATGGAACGTCTGTCTTAAACAGTACGACTCTTGGTTCCAATATTGTCAATTCTAGTCTGACTTCATTAGGCACAATTGGAACAGGTGTTTGGGCTGGAACTGATGTTGCTGTAGCTCATGGTGGAACGGGAGCAAGTACAGCCGCTAACGCTCGGACAAATTTAGGACTTGTTATTGGTACAAACGTTCAAGCCTATGACGCTGAACTAGCGGCAATCGCAGGTTTAACAAGTGCAGCTAATAAACTTCCTTACTTTACTGGCTCAGGATCGGCTGCTGTCACTGACTTCAGTGCTTATGGTCGGACATTAGTTGATGATGCTGACGCAGCAGCAGCACGAACCACACTTGGACTTGTTATTGGTACAAATGTTCAGGCTTATGATGCACAATTAGCAGATGTAGCAGGATTAGCTGTTACAGATGGAGGATTTATAGTAGGAGATGGTTCTAATTTTGTACTTGAATCAGGAGCGACAGCAAGAACAAGTTTAGGACTTGGTTCAATGGCGACTCAAGCTCATACAGCAGTTAATATTGACGGAGGAACAATTGACGGTATCACCTTAGACGGAGGTACATATTAAACAACCATCAACTAGGAGGTACTTCTAATGGCTAACACAATCAAGTTAAAAAGGGGAACTAGCACTCCATCAACAAGTGATATAGATAGTGGCGAAGTTGCGATAGATACCTCGGCTAAGAAACTATATATCAATGATTCTGGAACGGTTAAGGAGATAGGTGGTGGGGGTGGTGTTACTTCAGATGCTCAGTACAACACTGTCGGCGGGACAAATGCAGGTGATAGTTTCACTGGCACAGATGCTATACAAAATACTTTATTCGGGTATGACGCTGGAACTGCTTTAACTAGCGGAGATAGTAATGTAGCTATTGGATACCAAGCACTTAAATCACACACTACAGCATCTTCAAACACTGCTATAGGGCAATATGCGTTAACTAATAGTACATCTGGTGGTTCTAATGTAGCGGTGGGTGCTTTAGCTGGGGCTAATACATCAGCAGGTACAAATAATTGGATTGGTGCGTATTGTGGATACAGTACAACCTCTGGTACTGCAAATAATGGTTTAGGTTATTTTGCTTTATATAGCAACACTTCAGGAGCATCGAATGTAGGTATAGGCAAGTCAGCCTTACAATCAAATACTACAGGTAGTAACTCAGTTGCCATTGGACATGAAGCTTTAACTGCAAATACGACTGGTGATAATAATGTCGCTTTTGGTTCTGGTGCTTTAAAAGCAGGAACAGACGCACATTCAAATGTTGCCATAGGCTTTGAGACTTTAAATTCTGGTACAGCTATATATAGAAATACTGCTGTAGGTTTTAAAGCGTTAAAGGCTAATAACAATGTAGATAACGTAGTGATTGGCTATCAGGCTATGGATACGGGTACTGGTGCTAACAGTACTGTCCTTGGTATGAACGCTTTAAGAGGATCTACTGGAAATAATAACGTTGCGATAGGAAAGGAAAGTTCAAATGCTATGACAAGTGGAGCGTCTAATACTGCTGTAGGAACTGAATCGTTAATGGCAAATACAACGGCAGACGGTAACACTGCTATTGGTTCTCAGTCTTTGAGAGCAAATACAACAGGAGCTGGTGGTACTGCTGTTGGATATGGAGCTTTAGCAGCAAACACAACTGGTACAAATAGTACAGCAGTTGGATATGCTGCTTTAATCTCTTGTACTACTGGAGTTGACAATACTGCTTTAGGTGTTAATGCACTATATTCAAACACTACTGGTAACTACAATATAGGTATTGGTAGAAATGCAAATTATTCTTGCACAACCTCGACTGGAAACATTGCAATAGGTTATACAGCTTTATCAGCAAATACAGCTAGTAATAACACTGCCGTTGGACATGGTGCTTTAACTGTAAATACATCAGGTTCTAATAATATAGGTATTGGTACTTATGCATTAGATGCAAATACAACAGGTGCTTATAACACTGCTATGGGTTATAACTCATTAGGTGGAAACACAACTGCAAATAACAATACTGCTGTAGGTAATTCAACATTAACTGCAAATACGACTGGTGACAAGAATGTCGCTATTGGTGCAAATGCTTTAGAAGATAGTACGACTTCAACTAGTCATGTTGCTGTTGGTTATAACGCCTTAATGAATAACACGACTGCAAATAGTAATACAGCCGTTGGTAGAGATGCTTTAAGGACAACAACTACAGGACAAGAGAATACTGCTGTCGGTCATAACTGTTTGTATAACAATACTGCTTCCGAAAATACAGCAGTTGGTTACAGAGCAATGATAACCAATACGTCAGGAACTGGTACGGCTATTGGAACAATGGCGTTATCTGCACAGACAACAGGTACTAACTCTACTGCTATTGGATACTCTGCCTTAAAAAATAATACAACTGCTAACGACAATATTGCTGTAGGTTCTAATGTTTTATTTACAAATACGACAGGCACAAGAAATACTGTTGTTGGTAAGGATGCAGCTTACGCAAATACAACAGGAGATAACAACACAATATATGGATACAACGGATTCGCTAACAATACAACTGGTGCCAGGAACGTAGCCGTTGGTGCTTACGCTTTAGACGCACAAACAGATGCTAATGATAATACAGCTATTGGTTATGCTGCTTTAAGTGCTAACACTGCCTCTGGTAACACGGCTGTTGGTAGAGAAGCTTTATTGGTTAATACAACAGGAGCTTATAACACTGCTGTAGGTACTCTTTGCTTAGATGCCAATACAAATGCTAGTGCTAATACCGCTATTGGATATGCAGCATTAGGAGCAAACAATGGAGCTGATAATGTTGCTGTTGGTTTTAAAGCATTAGAATTAAACACGACAGCAACTAATAATACTGGTCTTGGGTATAAAACATTAAATTTAAACACAACTGGAGGTTCTAATACTGCTGTAGGATCTAATGCTTTAGAAGTAAATACAACAGGAGCACAGAATACAGCTGTTGGTACTCTTTCTTCAGATGCATTAACTACAGGAAGTAGTAATACAGCTATTGGTTACGCTAGTTTGTCAGATGCAACTACTGCATCTACTTCTACTGCTGTAGGAATGTATGCTTTAAAAGCAAACACAACTGCATCTAGTAATACGGCTGTAGGATATTCAGCTTTATATGCCAATACTACAGGTGCTTCCAATGTAGCACTAGGTTATGCAGCATTAGACGCAAATACAACAGCCTCTAATAACACAGCTATTGGATATGACTCTTTAACTGCAAATACAACAGGAGCAAGAGGTGTAGCTGTTGGTGCGTATGCACTAGATGCAAATACAACTGCTCACAACAATACAGCTATTGGTTATCTTTCACTATCTGCGACAACAACGGGAGAATCGAATACTGCTGTTGGCAGAGAAGCTTTACTATTAAATACAACTGGAGCTGACAACGTAGCTGTAGGTGCTCTTTCATTAGATGCGAATACAACAGGAGGTAGAAACACTGCAGTTGGTACAGCTGCATTATCTGCAAATACAACAGCTACTGGAAGCACGTCTATTGGTTATGAGTCTTTGCAATACAACACAACAGGAGACTATAACACTGCTCTTGGTTATCAAGCATTAAATGACAACACAACTGGTGCAGCTAACGTAGCAATAGGGGCGCAAGCATTAGATACTAATACAACAGGTAGTCAAAATACTGCTACTGGTTATGATTCTCTGGGGTCAAATACGACTGGATCTTATAATAACGCTTTTGGAAGACAAGCCTTACAAGCTAACACTACAGGAACTTATAATTGTGCTTTTGGTTATGTTGCTCTTGCTTTAAACACTACTGGAAACTATAACCATGCTTTTGGCGATTACGCTTTAACTAACTGCACAACAGGAAGTTCAAACGTTGCTAATGGATATAACGCTTTAGGTGCAAACACAACTGCTGGTAACAATACTTCTGTTGGTTTTGAATCTTTAAAACTAAATACAACAGGTGGTGATAATTGTGCTTTTGGCTCTGAAGCTTTAGAAAATAATACAAGTGCTGCTAATAATACTGCTGTAGGTCGGAGTGCTTTATTTGCAAACACAACTGGAGACTCAAACACTGCTGTAGGTGCTTACTGTTTAGATGCAAACTCAACTGGTACTAGAAATGATGCATTTGGATATCTAGCTTTAACAGCAAATACAACTGGTAATGATAATTCTGCTTTTGGAGCAGCAGCGTTAGATGCTAATACAACTGGAAGTTTTAATGTAGGTATTGGTAGAGACGCTTTAGGAGCAAATACAACTGGAGATTATAACACTGCTGTTGGTTATCAAGCTCTGATTCAAAACACAACTACAAATAATAGTACTGCTGTTGGATATAAAGCATTAAATGCTAATACAGGTACGGAAAACACAGGTGTAGGTTCTTTTGCTAATTATACAAATACGAGTGGAGGACAAAACAGTTCTTTAGGATATAACGCATTAGGAGGAAATACTACTGGAAGTGATAACGTTGCAGTAGGTAAATCAGCATTAAGTGCAAATACTACGGCAAGCTATAATATAGCTGTAGGATCTCAAGCTTTAGAGGCAAACACAACTGGTACTCGTAACGTATCAGTGGGACATCAAGCTTTAGAAACTAATACTACAGGAAACTATAATACTGCTGTAGGTTATAGATCTTTAGAGGCTAATACAACTGCAAATAATAATTCTGCTTTTGGATATGGAGCCTTAGAAACTAATTCAACTGGAGCATCCAATACTGCTGTTGGTGTTAGTGCATTACAACTAAACACGACAGGTGGTTATAACGTAGCGATTGGTGTAAATGCTTTAGATGCGAATACAACCGCTAATCACAACACTGCTATTGGTCATACTGCATTAAGTTCTAACACAACAGGAGCGAGGAACATAGCGATAGGTAACTACGCTATGAATGCAAGTACAACAGGAGTAGATAATGTCGTCATCGGCTATGAAGCTGGTGATGCAATGACAACAGGTGAAGGTTATAACGTATTGATTGGTAGTTATGCAGGAGGTCAATTAACTACTGGATCGAGAGCAACTTGTATTGGGTACAACTCAGGGTCTCACATGACCACTGGATTAACCTATAACACTGCCTTGGGGATGGCATCCTTAACCCTAACTACTACAGGGGCAAATAACGCTGCTATTGGATATGGAGCACTGTATTACAACACTACAGGTGGCGAGAACACAGCTGTAGGTGGTTACAACACCATGCACGCTACCACTACTGGTTTTCAAAACTGTGCGATGGGTAGTTATGCCTTAACTACAAACACAACAGGAGCTTACAACACTGCTATTGGTCGATCTTCAATGCAGATACAAACAACTGCTAATAGTAATACTGCCGTTGGGTATAACACGCTAGCTTCTAACGTTACAGGTTCAGCTCTTTGCGCTGTTGGTACTCAATCTTTACAAAATAATACTGGATCTTGGAATACAGCATTAGGTCATAGTGCTATGAGACTGACCACATCAGGGGGTTCAAATACTGCTGTTGGTTCTGTAGCAATGGATGATAATACTACAGGAACCAGTAATGTAGCCGTTGGATCATCTGCATTACATAGCAACACTACAGGTGCCAATAATGTTGCTATAGGTACCTCTGCTCTATGGGCAAACACTACAGCTAGCTATAATACAGCAGTTGGAGTTAGTGCTTTAGATGCTACGACAACTGGAGCGCAAAACACTGCTGTTGGTTATCAAGCCTTAACTACTGCAACAGGCTCTCAAAATACTGTTATGGGATCCTATAGCTCAAACGCTTTAACTTCAGGAGTAGAAAATACGATCATCGGATACCATGCGAACACAAGTGCTACGACACCTAATTACAACACTGCTATTGGATCGTATGCGTTACTTGATTGTACGACAGGTGGTGCAAATACTGTTGTTGGAGTCAAGGCAGGAGAAGATATAACTACAGCCGATGCCTGTGTTTGTATTGGTTATCATGCTGGCAAAGGCCAAATAACTACAGGTTCAAATTGGCTTTATATTGCACGTGCTAATAGTGCTTACAGTAACGCCTCTACATGGATAGCTGGTGGTCCCAGTGGTCAATGTTTACAAGGCAATAACGAAAGCCATTGGGAAACAACATCTGATCAACGACTTAAAAAGAATATAGTAGATAGCACTAAAGGTCTGACAGAAATAGATAAATTAAGAGTAACTAATTTTGAATATAGAACTAGAGAAGAAATTGATATGAGTGAGTTTCCTTTAGCAAATGGCCCAGAGCAGGTTGTTATTGGAGAAGGTAATGAAGGAGTTCATACAGGAATTATTGCTCAAGAATTAGAAGCGGTTCTTCCTGAATGTGTTAATACAAATCATTTAGGGGCTAAATCAGTGAAGGAAGGCCCACTTATCTGGGCATTAGTTAAAGCAGTACAAGAATTATCAGCTAAAGTCAAAGCCCTGGAAGCAGGGTAGAATAAACCTATTCATTCTTATTTATCATGGCTGAAAGGACAGCAGATGAAGTTGCAGCAATCTTTACTGCTGCTGGTGACAGCGTCACCTTGATCAATTCCATTGCAGGACAATCATCTTTAACTAATGATGACAAGGATGCTCTAAAAAGGAATGTTGATCATTTAGAGATCATCAAGGCTTATAAAAAAGAAGATGGAACGACCTCTATCTGGACATCCGAATCTTTTACAGACATAGATGCAGCCGTTACACTTGGGAAGTCCAAGTATTAAATTATGACACTAACTCCTGAATCAGTGCAGAAACAATCTCTTCAATGGCAGGAAGAACTAAAAGTTCAAAGAGATCGCCTGAATCAAGCTCAAGCTGTAGCTGCTGATGCGAACCAAAAGATCGCAATGATTGAAGGCGGTTTACAGTTTGCTAGCTCTTTAGCTCCTGTTGAGACTGAAGCTGAAGTTGAAGGTGCAGTAACGATTGAAGAGGAAGTAGAGCAGCCAAGCTCATAAAAACGATTAGGCTAGTATGAGTAATAGCTTTTAAAACAGCTTCTTTTACCATGCAAAAAATTCTCAACATCATCAGTGTAGTATCGTTTCTCCTTGTAGCGGCTATCACTGGTGGTGGAGTTTTTGGTTATTTATGGATAACAAACGAAGATAACCAGAAGATGCTTCAAGACAAGGCAATGGAAAAAGTAATGGGTTCAATGAAATTACCTGGATTATCTGGACCTGCTTTGCCTACTGGTGCGTTAAGTCCTGCACAGCAACAAAACGAAGAAAAGAAAGCATTTGGTTTGCCTAAGTTTTGATTCCTAAAGTTGAGATTCCTACTATTGGAGTCGAGCCTGTTAATACTTATGTCATAAATGCGCCTGTTATTAATGCTCCAAACGTACCAGTAAATGTCCCAATAGGATTTCCAGTGATTGAAATGCCTTGTGTAAAGGCAAGAAGAAGTATTGAAAATGATGCGCTTATAGATAACGATCCAAAAGGGAATATGGTCTTATGCCCTGGCGGTGTACCCGCTTATGAGCCAATGAATTACGATCCGTTGCAGATTGTTCCTATAAGAGACGAAGAACCTCAACGATACGAAGAGCCAGAAATCCCTCCAGCAGCAGCAGTGCCAGAACAACAGCCAGAAGAGTGTCCTCCCGATGGTGCGCCTGAGATCGGTACAAAAGTAGAAGAAGGTACTAAACAGATTATTAAGTATGAATTGGTCGGAAACCGTTGTGTAACTAGATATAAAAAATTAAATGTTCAACAACAGATAATTGATGCAATCCCCACCGTTCCACAAATTGTAAAAACTGGTTCAATAACCCTCGTAGCCACTAGCGTGGCATTAAGCTCGCCCATTTTATTGAAGGCCGTGAAACCAATACTCCAGCAGGTTATTAAAAAGATCAAAAAGATATTAGGTAAGAAAGTAAAACGACCAAACTTATCTGAAAAAAGAACTAATTCTTATCGGGAGAAGAGGGGTTTACCACCTTTAAAGGAGAAGAAATAACGTGTCTATGTGGTAAGACTTGCCCCATTTTAGTTTTAACAACAACATCTTCACAGAGATGATAGTAAGGAGAATCTTTAGCAAACTCAATTCCAGCTAGACGTAATTTTCCACATTCACGTAATCTTGCGATGTGCCAGTCTAATTTTTTATTATCAATTAACTGCTGTTGATGATCTCCTTGTAACTTTGCATTTTTCAAACAACGCTCTTGAAATCTTTTATCAAGTGGCATTGAAAAAGTTAAACTAGCACCAAGATTAAGTGAGAAATTATCTTTCTGTCCTGTACGTGTTCTTTGATGATATAAAATGTCTCCTTCATCGCTATACACTGGAGAGTCGTACCAGTATTCTCTAGGTTTAGAGAATGAATGTGAGTCAGTTACAAAGGGAGAAAATGTAAGCATTGGCCCCTGACAAACAACTCCACCTCCATATTGATTTTGTATAAGATTTCCCTGCAATGTCTGGATCGCCATATTAGTCAGCGATGCACTTGTATTCGCTACAGGAGCAGCAGTTTGTGATGTATTAGCTAACGCACCTGAACCACTAAATAATATTATTGCGAGAAGACTGAGGTTGTTTCGGTAACACTTTCTAAGACTGTTGTTCGATTGATTGTTGTCATATTGGACAGACCAGGGCCAATGTAACTTTCTGCGTATTGAAACGCTTGGCCTGGATTGGCAATCGTGACGTTTGGTTTG